TTGAAAATGTTCTCAATATTTTCCGAATTAGTTAAAAAACTCATTACAATATTTAACTAATTTAAAAAAAAACTTCAACCTTTTTTCTTCTTTAAAAAGTTCATCATATAATTTTTAACATTATTATATATGTTTAATATTCTTTTAGGTACTGATAAAGTAGGACGCTCTACTTGTTGAGTAGTTTTCTGTCTCTGTTGTCTTCTTGCTAGTTGCTGTGAAGCATATGCCTCTCCTTCATATCCCATAAAATCTAATTTTTGCTGTTCAGACATTGAAATAATATGATCATAAAACCAATCATAAAATTCTTCTTCCTTTTCTGGATCATTAACATCAAATAATTTTCTAAGAGTGACTTGTTCTGCACCAAATACTCGATATTCTTGTCTGAAAAAATCCCATATAACACATAAATTTTTGGATTTATAATTATACCCCATTCCTACTCCAATAGGAGGTTTGAAATGTAATACTTGGAAACCAAATTCGCTATTAAGTAATGCATAATTAGTAGTTCCTATAATTCCTCTAACATTATTCCATCCTAACTTTTCATGTCTTCTTACAAAAGTCAATTCTACAACATTATTTGCTAATAAATTTTGAACAGAATGATTATTCATTCATATATTTATAGCTGAAGATGTAGGTCTGTTTCTAAATGTTCTTTATATTCTTCTTCTGTTCCATCAAATTCTACAACAGCAATAACAGATTCCTCTCTGAGCAACCATGTTTTATATCCATCCACAGATTTTTCATAAGGTTGTCCAACTCCTTGAGGAAATCTTACAATTTCTCCAACATTTGCATATTTAATATCAGGACCACACATCATCACTTGTCCCAATCTGAACAATCCTTTTGTAGTAGCCACAGGAATAGCAATTCCACCTCTCATTATAGTGTCTGCATCAGGTTCATCAATCAATTTAACCCATAAAGTATCTCTGTATAAATTTTTAATTTTCCACTGCTTTGTGTTTATATTATGATTAACAATACGTTCAGTATTGTACATTTTTCTAACTGCATGTAGAATATTATCGTTTTGTTGTTTAGTCAGTGTTTCTGTCTCAGGTTCCATATGATTATTTAAACACTATTTTTTAGCTTTCAAGATCTTTTCGTTATTTTCTAACAACGTCTTTTCAATTTCAGGAAAGTTGTTTAACATTTCCAAAACTTCTTTTTTAGAAATTTCCAAAAGATCAGAAAAATACTGTATATCAACTTTGTTTTTATTATTGACTTCTTTAGAACTTCTATAATATTTTATATACCCAACCTTTGTTTTCGGTATTATAATTTTGAGAAAATCGTAAATTTCTTGTGAACTATTCCAATGAGATAATTTAGTATTAAGTAAATCGTTTATTAAACTACAATGTGTGGGCGATATACCTGAAATATACTTTTGCACTAAAAATGGAACAAAATTATCACAAGGAGATATATCATGCTGTATATCGTCTGTTAGTATATCTTTTGTAAATTCTAATGAGTTCTTCATATTTTAGTTTTATAATCACCAAACTTGTTTTTAAACTTCACTGCATGATCTTTCCATATATCATCGTTAGCAAATTCGCCAAGTCCATAATGTAAACAATATATAGGCCAAACCCCAATAGTCAAATTATGTATTGATGCATTTACACATGCAGCCATATCATAATGATGAAAGGTAAACATAGGATCGAATAATTTTATATTCTTAATAGAACTCATTTTAAAAGACATGAATAGTCCATCAATAACTACTACTGATCCCGGTGTTGGACCAAAATATGATGAATTGATGTGTGGTTCAGAAACATTATTAAATCCTTTAGGAATATAATGACTCACTATACCTCTTCCATGTTCAGACGATTCTCTAGTCAAGTGCCACACCATAGGCACATCATTTCTGGTATAATCTTGAGATGTTGCACCTGCCAATCCTACGATATCATAGAGTGTGTGTGCTTTTAATAATTTCTTGAAAATATAAAAATCATGCACTTCTAAATCATCATGCATACAGATTACATAATCACTCTTTGTAGAATCTAATTCTTCTTGATATAGCTCTGATAACCCTTTTCTGTTTTCAAAATGATATTTAATATCGATTTTTAATTCTTTACTCCATGCATCGCATATTTCATTCAAACAATTATAACAATTAGTTTTTATATATTCTTCTCTGGTTTTGATAGTAGGCACTATTATATCAAATGATGTCATAATGATATTAATCCAATTTTGAAAAAAAGGTCAAGTATTAATAAATATTACCATGAACTATAAAGATATTTTTAACAATCTACTTCTTGAAGCATCCACTCCTCTACCAGCACAACAAAGAGAACATGATGTTCCTGATGATGCCATGAACAACATGTTGGATGATGGTACTAATCCTGAAAGTTTCTTAACACAAGGTCTTAAAGATACATTCGCTAGTATCCAAAAGCATTTTGATACTGAAATGACAAAGTTTTCAGAATCATTATCAAAACCGGGAGTTGAAGAATTGACTTTAAAAGAATTGAAAAAAACAGTTGGTAAAGTTTTTGATTTTGCCAACAGAATTGAAATTTATTCAAAAGCTAAAATTGATTCTATGGCACAAGATCCATATGCAGTAATGGCAGGATATGTTGCAAGTGATCCAACAAAAGCAGCATCATTCAAAGATTTACATAAATCTTTGCAAGATTTCCAACAAATCTTTGAAGATATTGATGCACAGTTAGCATCAATAAGCGATAAAATCGAAGACTTTATTTCAGAAGCAACTGAACCTATGGATGAATCTGATTTTGAATTTCCTGATGGAATGGATGCAGGAGGAGAAGGAATGGATGGTTTCGATCAACAATCTTCTACTGAATTTTAAGAATACCTTTTTGACCAGAAAAACTAGAATCTATAATAAGAGCAGGATCAACAAAATCCTGCTCTTTTTTTACACAAAATTCATTCAAATCTTTGAATTCAGAAAATACATCATTATATAAAAATACACACTCCTCTTTCTTGAGTTTATTTTTTATAATTTTTAAAACCTCTTTTTTTTCAAATCTATAATTATCAAATATCCATATTCTTTTATGAAATGGAAACATTTTAATCAAAATATCATTTTGTTCAGTTGTTAAATGAGTTCCTGATATAGCAATTCCGTTTTTAACAAACATAGAATCTATCTGTCCTTCAAAAATAAAAAGGTAAGGATAATTTTCATCAACTTTATGAAGATTGAATATAGGCTTATCTGTTCCAAATTTACATAAATATTTTATCTTTGTATCTGTGGATAAAATCTTTCTAGATATATAACTCTCTATCTTGTCCATATCATTATAATATGGAATTATTAATCGGTTTCCATGATAACGTTCATTTAAACAGCAATAATATGTTTTTGGTGCATTTAATGCAGTAAACAATCTTCTCTCAATACAATATTCCTTTGCAATATTAACTGCTTTTTGCTTTCTAAAATAATTCAATTGTAAATCATCTTTAAGATTTACACATTCTCCCGGTAATGTAGGAACATCTATATTATAGTCCGAAGATTCTGAATTTACTACAAATGTGTATTTCACATCATGTCCATTATCCTCAACATCTTTTCTTATTTCTTTGAAAGACATTCCAGACACTTCTTTTAACCAAAATACAGGACTCCATGATCTAGAACAGTTATGACAATACAAATAATCATCATTTAAAAAATAAAATAATCGAGTTTTTTTATTCCACGATTTACCTTCTCTACAAATAGGACAACACCCATTCAGACTATGAGAATATTGTTTTACTTTAGTAGAATATGTATAAAATTTATCAATTACATATGTTTGAGGAAGTTCCACTACTCATAATATATACATAAGTAATGCTATTTCAATAAGTATTTTTATTAATGACTAAGCAATTTGATAAATTTGTAGACAAGATAGTTAAAGAGATAACAACTGCCAAGTCTAAACGCAGAGAATCCAGATATTGGGAAAATTCACCATATCCGGATTCAACTATAAGAAAAGTTAGAGGATCAAAACGAATGTCAGATTCACAAAAAACCAAAATAGATAAAACACAACAATATGTTGGAGATTATTGGAAAGAGAAAGGTGTTAGAGGACGAAATCGATCAGAAAAAACTAATGATGAAATTGGAATAGCTAATGGACTTGGTGGACATTTGAAAATACAAGGAGTGAACCCCAAGAAAACTGGAGCAAAAATAAACTCTAAACAAGGTCATATGGTGGTTAAAGGGGTATTACCTAATAATGTTGTAAAAGTAGGTTCCTCTGGAAGAACACAGTTCAACAATACTAAGAGAGTATTCAGTAAAGAACGTTAAATATTAATATGACTAATGGAATACCAACCAACTGTGGCAATATCGATTTAGCTTCAGGTGCAAATGAACGTTTAAACAAGTTTAGAACTAATCATATAGACAATGCATTGCAGCCAGATTTATTAAATGGAAATATAACATATTTTCATAATACAATATGTTCATGGGCATATAGTGTTCCATTAAAATTTCATTGGGTAATCACTATACAAGCAAAAAATAAAAATTATCTGTTAAAAGAAATTGCAGGAATAAATGCAAAATATGAAAATAAGGGGTGGGATATGTTTAATAGTGCAGTTGCAACCACCAACCCAACTGTTCAGGATATCATTGGTTGTATTTTTGCACAAGGTGTGAATGTTCCCGGTGAGAATGTTAATGTAGATTTTGCAGGAGTAACAGGAGATGGATCAAACAGAGGATTCATTAATGCACCAATAATAAATGGTAGATCTAATTTCGAACTTTTAGAAATTGGATTCATGGAAACTAATAGATCTTTTGTGGATGGGGTATTGCGTCCATGGTCTATAGTGGTTGCACACAAAGGTTTAATTGCTACAGAAAATGAAAAAAGTATAAAAGCAGACATAATTATTCATCAATTAGCAAGAAATGGAGATGATCAAAGATCTAGAATACGTAAATCCTTTGTGTATGAAAATTGTGCTCCAGTGTTTATTGCATCAGATACATTAGATTATTCTAGCAGTTCAGATTTTCCAAAAGTACAAGCAAAGTTTGCATATTCACAATACTATGTTACTGACAGTTTTTCAAAACCTGTAGCATCAGATACTATTATAGAACCTGAAACTATAAAAGGATTTGAAACGAATTTATTGAAAACCGGACAACTGTTAGCATAAATATTGCAGTGATTGCACGAAATATATGGATTCCTTCTATCCAAAAATCTATTAAGATAAAAGAATTTGATTCAGAACAATAT